ATTCAATTGATAAGAATTATGTTTCAATTGAAGATTTACAAAAAACCATACTTGATGAAACCGGAATTGATGTAAAATAAAATGTCACATTGTATGTCACATGCGTTCCCTTGTAGTGCATTATTATAAATATTATTATGATAACATAGTTATCATAATAAAAATTACTATTATTCGTAAAAAGAGAATGTTCAGGCTTACCTCCGGCTTGAATGTTCTCTTTTTTAATTTATAGAAAGGCAGGTGATACTATGGCAAAGTTGACTGAACAGCAGAAAAGATTTGTTGATGAATATTTGATTGACCTTAATGCAACCAGGGCTTATAAAGCAGCATATAAGAACGTGAAAAAAGATGAAGTTGCAGCAAGTGCAGCGGTTCGGTTGTTAAGAAATGTTAAGGTTCAGGGGTATATGAAGGAAAGGCAGCAAGCACTTCAAGAAAGAACATCAATCACGCAGGATATGGTGCTTTTAGAACTGGCAAAGATAGCTTTCAGCAATGGTTCTGATTTTGCCAAGGTTGTCACCAAGCCAAGAAAAAGACAGGTTTGGAATGAAACAACCCAAGAATATGAAGAAAAAGAGTTTGAAGAACAGTTTGTTGAATTAGTTGATACTGATTCCCTTCCCCCTGAAAAAAGGGCAGCTATTGCATCAATTAAAGAAGGTAAATATGGAATTGAAGTTAGTTCATGTGATAAAGTCAAGGCTTTAGAACTGATTGGGAAGCATCTTGGGATGTTTAAGGATAAGGTTGAAATATCAGGTCAAGTCAATAATCCATTTGAAGGGCTTACAACTGAAGAACTGAAGAAGTTGATATATGATGAATAAGCAGCTTCTAAAACTACATGCTAAAATTGAACTTGCAAGACGTGAGTTCTTTTTTTATTGCAATCTGAAAGCACCTGATTTTTATAAATTGGATAGACAATACCTAATTGAATTCTGTAATGACCTTCAGGAATTTTATGAAGGTGATGATGAAGTTCTTGTTGTGAATATGCCGCCAAGACATGGAAAATCAAGAACAGCGGGATTATTTGTTGAATGGGTTCTTGGTAAAAACAAAAAAGAAAAAATCATGACAGGTTCATATAATGAAACCCTTTCAACCATGTTTTCAAAGAATGTCAGAAATAGCATCCAAGAAGAAAAGGTTGATGAATTAAAACCTGTTTATTCTGATGTTTTTCCTGACACCAAGATTAAACAAGGTGATGGGGCAATGAACCTTTGGTCATTAGAAGGTGGATACAACAATTACTTGGCAACTTCTCCAACCGGTACTGCAACAGGTTTTGGTTGTACTTTGATGATTATTGATGACCTTATTAAGAACGCACAGGAAGCCTACAATGAAGAAGTTCTTCAAAAGCATTGGGATTGGTTCACAAATACTATGCTTTCCAGGCTTGAAGAAGGCGGGAAAATCATCATTATCATGACCAGGTGGGCAACTGGTGATTTAGCTGGAAGGGCTTTGGAACATTATAAAGAACAGGGTGCAAAAATAAAGCATATCACCATGAAAGCCTTACAAGATGATGGTTCAATGTTGTGTCCTGAAGTGCTTTCATATAAGTCATACCAAGCAAAGATTAAAGCAATGGGGTTGGATATAGCATCAGCAAACTATCAACAAGAACCTATTGATATAAAAGGTAAGCTTTACACCAACTTTAAGACATACAAGAAGTTGCCAATGGATGAAAAAGGCAACCTTTTATTTACTGAAATCAGAAATTACACGGATACTGCCGATACTGGTGAAGATTACTTGTGTTCCATCAACTATGGTGTTTATAACAATGAAGCTTATGTGCTTAATGTTCTTTATAGTAAGGATGGAATGGAAATCACTGAACCAGCAACAGCCAAGATGATTTATGAAGATGGTGTGAATGTTGCTGATATTGAATCAAATAATGGTGGTCGTGGGTTCGCAAGAGCAGTTGAAAGGATACTGAAAGAAAAGTATCACAGTAATAAAACACAAATTAACCCATTCCATCAATCCAAGAATAAACAGGCAAGAATCCTTTCCAATTCAACCTGGGTTATGAACCATATTTATTTCCCTGTTAATTGGAATGACAGATTCCCTGAATACTATGCGGCAATGACCAAATATCAGAAAGAAGGTAAGAACCTTCATGATGATGCACCTGATGCAACAACAGGAATAGCAGAAAAGATTGGTCAGGGGAATACATTCAGTTTTGATTAAGAAAGGGGTGAATTAGAATGTTCAATATTTTTAGTGAAATGGCAAGAATCAACAACATTATTAAACAGGGTGCAAAAACCAAGATGACTGATAAAGAATTCCTTGAACTTGAAATTGCCAAGTGGAAGAATTCACCCAAGCGCAAAGCAATGATTACTGGTGAAAAGTATTATCAAGGTGAACATGATATTCTTTCACGTAAAAGAACCGTTATTGGTAAAGATGGATTGCTTCAGGAAGTTGAAAACCTGCCAAATAATAAGATTGTTGATAATCAGTATGCAAAAATGGTTGACCAAAAGGTGAATTACCTTCTTGGAAAGCCTTTGACATTTAGCACTGAAAATAAACAATATGAAGCGGCACTGAAGAAGGTATTCAATAAAAAATTCCATAGAACCTTAAAAAACCTTGGTGAAGATTCATTGAATGGCGGTATTGGATGGCTGCATCCTTATTATAATGACCAAGGTGAACTTTGTTTCAAGAAGTTTGAACCTTATGAAATCCTTCCATTTTGGACTGATGCAGAACATACAATTCTTGATGTTGCAGTCAGGTTGTATGAAGTTGAAGCCTATGAAGGAAAGCGGGAAAAGATTATTGAAAAGGTTGAAGTTTATTCAGCCAAAGGAATTGACAGGTACATTCTTGAAAAAGGCAGCTTAATTCCTGATATTGAAAATCCATCAAGTAACCATATGGTCATTGAAGATGAAGATGGTAGCGTTAAAGGTTATAATTGGGGCAAGATTCCATTGATACCTTTCAAATATAACAATAAAGAAACGCCGCTAATCAAAAGGGTGAAATCCTTGCAAGATGGAATCAACACCATGCTTTCTGATTTTGAAAATAACATGCAGGAAGATGCAAGGAATACCATTCTTGTTATTAAAAACTATGATGGGCAAAACCTTGCTGAATTTAGGCATAACCTTGCAACTTATGGTGCAGTTAAAGTTAAAACAATTGATGGTTCTGCTGGTGAAGTTGATACTCTGACAATTGAAGTTAATGCTGATAATTACAAAGCAATCCTGGAATTATTCAAAAAGGCATTGATTGAAAATGCAAGGGGTTATGATGCCAAGGATGACAGAATGAACGGTAATCCAAACCAAATGAATATTCAATCCATGTATTCAGACATAGACTTGGATGCAAACGGAATGGAAACTGAATATCAGGCTTCCTTTGAAGAACTGCTTTGGTTTGTAAATACCCATCTTGCCAATACTGGACAAGGCAACTATGAGGGTGAAGAAATAGAAATAATCTTCAACAGGGATATTCTTATCAATGAATCTGAAACAATTGATAATTGTTCCAAGTCGGTTGGTATTCTTTCAAATGAAACCATTGTTTCACAGCATCCTTGGACTTCTGATGTTAAGAAGGAACTTCAAAGAATCAAGGATGAAAAACAAGAAGCAATGGATGAATATGCTAATGCTTTCAATCCTGTAAACCCTTCAGGAAATGAAGGCGGTGATATGAATGGCAATAACAATTGACCAACTGAAAAAAAGACCAACTTCAAACTATTGGAAAAAAAGAATGGAAATCCTTGAAGCGGCACAACTTCAAAAAGGTCAAGCCTACTTTGCAACTTTAGAAAAGCAGTTCAAGGAAGCTTCAGCAAACATTGAAAAAGAAATTGCTGTTTGGTATCAAAGATTTGCAATCAATAATAATATCAGTATGGCTGAAGCAAAACAGCTTCTGAATACCAAAGAACTTGCTGAATTCAGGTGGGATGTTAAAGAATACATTAAGTATGGTGAAGAAAATGCTTTAAACCAGAAATGGATGAAGGAACTTGAAAATGCTTCAGCAAGGGTTCATATTTCCAGGCTGGAAGCTTTAAAGCTTCAGATGCAACAACAGGTTGAAGTTCTATATGGGAATCATACTGATGGGCTTGATAAACTGCTGCGGGATATTTATTCGGATGGTTATTATCATACAGCCTGGGAAATTCAGAAGGGGTTCAATATTGGCTGGGATTTGCATGACTTGAACAGCAACCAACTTGATAAGGTGCTTTCAAAGCCTTGGACAACAGACGGTAAAACATTCAGTGATAGAATATGGACTAACAAACAGCAACTTATTGGTTCACTTCAAACCCATTTAACACAGGCAGTCATAAGAGGTCAAGCACCTGATAAGGCAATCAAGAGCATAGCAGAGGAATTCAGGGTAAGTAAAAACAAGGCTGGTAGATTGGTAATGACTGAATCTGCTGCTTTTGCTTCTGCATCACAAAGAGATGCTTTTAATGCCTTGAATGTGAAAAGGTTTGAAATTGTCGCAACCCTTGATAATCGAACCAGTGAAATTTGCCAAGAACTTGACGGTCATGTGTTTAACATGAAGGATTTTGAAGTTGGGGTGACAGCACCCCCCTTCCATGCCTGGTGTAGAACAACCACTGTTCCCTATTTTGATGATAATTATGGGGAACGTGCTGCAAGGGGTGCTGATGGAAAAGTTTATTATGTTCCTTCTAATATGAAATATTCTGATTGGAAGAAAACCTTTGTTGATGGCGGTTCAAAAGATGGATTGGAAGAAGTTCTTCCTGGGAATATAATACACAATGAAACCATTAGTAATTTTAAAAATATCTATGAACAGTGGGATAAGAAAAATGTTAAAGATTTTGCATCAAGCATTGTAAATCATGAAAACTTACCATTAACAGTTCAAAGGTATCAATTAAGTGGTGCAAAAGGTCAATGTCAATTAAATTATAGAAATCCTGAAATGGAGGTAATTACTTATGAATTGAATAGTGAAGATATTAGGGATGTAGAATATCAAGTGAAAACAGCATTTCATGAACTGTTTCATGCTAAATCTAATGGATTGGTTCATGATATTGGTGAAATTTCATTTGAAGATTGGGCTTATGTTGATGATATTTTTGCTGAAGCAACATCACATTATATTGTTAAATCAATTGGAATCAATAAGGAACTTGCACCAGCTTATGCAACACACCTTATCAACTCACTGCCAAAACTCAAAAGTTTACCTGAATTCAGTTCATGTAAGACAATAGCTGATTTTGGTGAAGTTGCATATAAATTCAGATTTTCAACCAGTGGTAATGCAAAATGGAAGTCAATATTAAATGTTGTAAACAATACAAAACATGATATAATAGAATATAGCAAAAGTTATATTGATTACATTGAAAAAAATAAAAGTGAACTGATTGATAAGTTGTTGGAAAATATGCCACAGTATTCAGCTTACAAAAGTAATATGATTGATGACATAGACGGTGCAATAAAGAGTATAAATAATGGATATAATTTAAGTGGTAATGAGAAAATTATTTTTGAAAATGCTTTGATTATTAGCATGAATAGATTGGGGGTAAAATAATATGCCTTATATCCCAAGAGATTGGATCAAAGACAAGAAAAATGAATTGACCATCCATGAAATATTGAATAAATTTCTTAATTCTGATATAAACCTTGATATTGATTTGGTGGTTAAAGAATTGAAAGATATTGGTGAAACTGTTATTGCTGATAAAATCATGGATGGTATTTTAACAGTTGATTGAAAATTGAAAATTAAATTTCAAAAATTAAGCACTTGCAGAAATGCAGGTGCTTTTTCTATGGGAAAATTATGGGGTGATAATTATGAAACATTGAAATTTTAATAAAGAAGGTGGTTAGTTGCTGAAAATCAAGAAGTCACATTTTAATGGATTTATTGAAGTAAAAAATTCGTCATTTTGGTATTGTTGACGGTAAAGAACAAGACAAATTTCATGGTTCGTCACCCATGTAAAACAACGTGATTTGAAAGGATGGTAATGAATATGAAAAAAGAAGATTTTATTAAATTAGGATTTACTGAAGAACAGGCTGAAAAGGCTGCTGAAGCATCAGCGGAAGAACTTAAAGGTTTCATTCCAAAGTCAAGGTTTGATGAAGTGAATGAAGCTAAAAAGCAGCTTGAACAGGATATTAAGACCAGGGATGAACAGCTTGAAGCTTTAAAGAAAGTGGATGCTGCTGGTTTACAGGCTGAAATTGATAAACTTCAAAAGGAAAACAAAGCTGCAAAAGAAAAGTATGAAGCTGATTTGAAGAAAATCCAAATTGATAATGCAGTTGAAAAGGCACTTCTTGCTGCAAAAGCAAAGAATGTCAAAGCAGTTAAAGCATTACTTGACCTTGAAAATGCTGAATTTGATGGTGAAAATATAAAAGGCTTGGATGAACAATTGAAAAAGCTTCAAGAAAGTGAAGATTCCAAGTTCCTCTTTGATGTTGAAACCAAAAAACAGCCAACATTCAAGGGAATTAAACCTGGTGAAAAGAGTGATAAAACACCAGGTGAAGGTGCGCCAAATTCGCTTGCTGAAGCGATAAAGATGCACTTTCAATCTAATGAATAATAGAAAACTAACATTTTGAAAGGTGGTAATATGAATGGCTATTACATTAGCTGAAGCAAAACTTAATGTTCAGGATGCCCTTCAGATGGGTATTATTGATGAATTTGCAAAATCCAATTTTCTCTTTAACAATTTGACTTTTGATGATTGTGTTTCTCCAACTGGCGGCGGTGCAACTCTTACCTATGGATATACAAGGCTTATCACACAGCCAACAGCCGCATTTAGGGCAGTAAATACTGAATATACACCACAGGAAGTTGCAAGGCAAAGATATACTGTTGATTTAAAGGTATTCGGTGGGGCTTTTGAAATTGACAGGGTTATTGCCAATATGGGCGGTATCGTTGATGAAGTTACACTTCAGATGCAGCAGAAAATTAAAGCAGCTTCTGCATTGTTTAATGATACTGTAATCAATGGTGATTCTGCTGTTGATGCAAAGGCTTTTGATGGACTTGAAAAAGCATTGACAGGTTCTTCAACTGAATATATTCCTGGTGCTGCAATTGACCTTTCCACTTCTGCTGCGGTTGATACAAATTGGAAAGTATTCCTTGACTTATTGGATGAATTTTTGATGGGGCTTGATGGAACACCTTCATTCATTGGTGGTAACTTAAAGCTTATTGCCAAGATTCGTGCTTGCGCAAGACGTGCTGGAATGTATATGGTAAGCAAGAATGACTTTGGTCAACAGATTGAACAATATGGTAATATTCCACTGATTGACTTTGGTGCAAAAGCTGGTTCAAACAATCCTGTTGTTGCTATTAATGGGGTAACTGGTGAAACTTCACTTTATGCAGCAAGACTTGGTTTGGATGGATTCCATGCTGTTTCTATGGCTGGTGTTCCTCCTGTTCAATCTTGGTTGCCTGACTTTAAGACTGCTGGTGCGGTTAAGAAGGGTGAAGTTGAAATGGTTGCTGCTGTTGCACTTAAAGCAACAAAGGCTGCTGGGGTTATGCGTAAGATTAAAGTTCAGTAATATAAAGGGTATTTCAGCTATATGCTGGAATCCCCTTCTATTTGCATTTTTTGAATAAGGATGGTGAAAAGCAATGGCAAAGATACTTTGTCCAAATAAAGAATATAGCGGGGTTTCTGCATCAGTTACCTTTGTAAATGGTGTTGGTGAAACTGATAATCCACAGTTGATTGATTGGTTTAAAAGTCATGGTTACACTGTTGAAGAAAATGCTGAAAAAGATGAAGACGGTTCTGAAGAAACCAAAACCAGGCGCAAGAAAACTGAATAAAGGATGTGATAATTATGCTTGAAGATGTAAAAGCAAGGCTGGGTTCATTCGGCTATACAGTAACTGAAGCTGATTCCTGGGTTCTTGGCTTCATCATTCAGAAAGTGGAAAATCACATCAAAAATGATTGCAATGTTGATGCTGTTCCTAATGGACTTCATAACATTGCAGTTGATATGGTAGTTGGTGAATTTCTATTAAGCAAAAAATCCACAGGACGATTAACAGGGTTTGATTTATCAGCGGCGGTTAAACAGATTCAAGAAGGTGACACCAATATCACTTATGCCATTGGTAGTGGTGATAGTACACCTGAACAAAGATTGGATATGTTAATTTCATACTTGATGAATCATGGAAAGGGTGAATTTGCTTCATATAGGTGTTTCAAATGGTAAAATCAGCACTTGAATTATTGTGGAAAGGAACTTGTTCCATATTCATCAGGCAGGAAAGGCAAAACCCAATCAATAAAAGAATTGAATTTGTTGAAGTTCCTATTTATGAGAATCAACCCTGTAAACTATCATTCAAAACCATAACCAGCACCAATGAAAACAACAATGTTGCTGAAGTAACCCAAGTTCAGAAATTGTTTATTTCCAATCAGGTAAACATTCCAGCAGGTTCAAAGGTTGTTGTTACACAAAACGGTAAAACCAATAAATATGAAAGAAGCGGTGAACCTGCGGTTTATTCAAACCATCAAGAAATCACCCTGGTATTATTCAAGGGGTGGGCTTAATGGCAAGATGGGGGAATTGTGATTTCAGCCAATTAAAAGACCTACAAAAGCGAATGGAAAAACTGCAAAGGAATGATTTTCAAGCCTTTTGTGAAGAATGTGCAAAAGAACTTGCTGCAAGATTGTTGGCAAAGGTAATTAAAAGAACACCTGTTGGACAGTATGAACCATCAACTGGTAAAATGGGGGGCACTTTAAGACGTGGATGGACTGCCAAAACTGAAGAAGAAGCAAAGTCAGGTGGAAATCAAAATGCCAAAGCTTATGCTGATTCTTTACAAGTGACAAAAATGGGTGATGTGTACCAAATTGAAATAATCAATCCAGTTCATTATGCTTCTTATGTTGAATATGGACACAGAACAAGAAACCATAAAGGATGGGTTCCTGGAAGATTTATGCTTACCATTTCAGAAAAGGAACTTGATGCACAAGCACCCAAGATATTGGAAAAGAAATTGATGAAATACTTGGGGGAATGTTTAGATGGTCAATGATTTAATTGATGCTATATCCATTAAACTGAACCAAGTATTTGGTGATGGTAAAAGAATATACAGTGAAACGGTGAAGCAGGGTTTGCAAGAACCTTGTTTTTTTATTGCTGTTCTGAATCCATTGCAAACCCAAATGATAGGGAATAGATACTTCAGGCAACATCCTTTTGATATTCATTATTTCCCTGCTGTTCAGGATAACAACAATGAACTTCAGGGAATGGCTTCAAATTTATTTGATGCTTTGGAGTATGTAACCCTTACAAATGGTGACTTGGTTCATGGAACTGAAATGCACTATGAAGTTGTTGATGGTGTGCTTCACTTCTTTGTGGATTACAACATGTTTATTAAGAAGGTTGAAATTCCTGCGGATAATATGGGAACCTTGACAGTCAATAATGGTGTGAAAGGGTGATTGAATGGCTGTTAAAAAGAAAAATGAAAGTGAACAAGTGGCTGAAGTGTTTACTTTTACAAAAGAACAAATTGTTTCAGCCAAAAAATACAAACACAAACAAGATGTTGTGAATGTAGTTCTTAAAGATGGTCAGCTATACACTTTGGATGAAGTTGATGACCTGATTGAAAAATTCATGAAAGAGAAGGTGAACTAAAATGGCACTTGGCGGTGGTACTTTTTTAGTACAAAATAAGGTATTACCTGGCACTTATATCAATTTTGTAAGTGCGGCAAGAGCATCAGCAAGTCTTTCAGACAGAGGGGTTGTAGCAATGCCGCTTGAACTTGATTGGGGTGCTGATGATACAGTTTTTACAGTGACAGCAGAAGAATTTCAAAAGAATTCACTAAAGTTCTTCGGTTATCCTTATGACCATGAAAAAATGAAGGGTTTAAGGGATTTGTTTAAAAATATTAACACTGGTCATTTTTATAAATTGATGAACAATGGGGTTGCTGCTTCTAATACTTATTGCACTGCAAAATGCAAAGGTGTTAGAGGTAATGACCTGAAAACAGTTATTGCAGTTAATGCGGATGATGTTGCAAAGATGGATGTTTCAACTTATCTTGGAACACAACTTGTTGATAAGCAGACAGTTCTTCCAAACACTGATAATTTAGTTGATACTGATTGGGTTGTTTGGAAATCAAATGTTGTACTTGCACCAACTGCTGGTTTACCTTTAACCCTTGGAAGTAATGGTGCTGCTGTTACTGGAACACAATACCAAGATTTCCTTAATGCGATTGAATCTTTCAACTTCAATATAATTGGTTGCTTGTCTACAACACCAGCAATAATTGATTTGATTGTTCAGTTTACAAAGCGTTTAAGGGATACAATTGGGGTGAAGTTTCAGGCGGTTGTTTATAGAACTGCTTCTGACTATGAAGGAATCATATCAGTTGAAAATAAAGTTACTGATGTTGGTGTTCCTGAATCTTCTTTGGTTTATTGGGTAACTGGTGCTGAAGCTGGTTGTGCGGTAAATAAAAGCTTGACTAATAAAAAATATGATGGTGAATTCACTGTTGATACTGCATATAAACAATCTGAACTTGAAGCAGCAATTCAGGGTGGAAAATTCATATTCCACAAGGTTGGTAATGATGTTCGTGTGCTTGAAGATATTAACACATTCATTACTGTCACAAATGAAAAATCAAGTGATTTCAGCAGTAATCAAACTATTAGGGTTCTTGACCAAATAGCAAATGATATTGCTTCTTTGTTTAATACAAAGTATTTAGGAAATGTTCCAAATGATGCTGCTGGAAGAATAAGCTTGTGGAATGACATTGTTACGCACCATCAGCAGTTACAGACTATTAGAGCAATTGAAGATTTTAACCCTGATTTGGTGGTTGTTAAAGCAGGAAACACCAAAAAAGCTGTTGTGGTAAGTGATGTTGTAACACCAGTTAATGCAATGGCACAACTATATATGTCGGTTGTGGTTCAATAAGAAAGGAGTGTAATGAATGGCTAATGCAATGAATGCAAAAGATGCTGTTAGTGCTTCTCTTGCTGAATGCTTTGTTACAATTGAAGGAAACAGATATAATTTCATGCAAGCAATTAATTTGGAAGCCAACTTTGAAAAGACAAAATCTGAAATCCCTATTCTTGGTAAAACAGGAAAGGGAAATAAGTCAACTGGTTGGAAAGGAACAGGTAATGCAACTTTCCATTATAACACCAGTATCTTCAGGGAACTTCTTTACAGGTATAAAAACACTGGTGAAGATATTTACTTTGATATTCAGGTTACAAATGAAGACCCAACATCCAGTGTTGGAAGGCAAACTGTTATTTTGAAGGGTTGTAACCTTGATGGTGGACTTCTTACCAAGTTTGATGCTGATGCTGAATACTTGGATGAAAACATTGACTTCACCTTTGAAGATTTTGAAATCCCTGAAAAATTTAACTTACTTGCTGGTATGAGATAAAAGAAAGGATGATTTGAATGGGTAATTTATCAGGCTTTTTAGCGCAAAATGCGCTTAAAGTTGAAAATGTAAAATATGTTGCTTCAAAAAGATTTCTTGATGAAAATGGTCAGCCGATTCCTTGGGAAATACGTTGCATCACTTCAACTGAAGATGAAGAATTAAGAAAAGCTTGCACAAAACGTGTTCCCGTTCCTGGTAAACGCAATCAGTTTACACCTGAAACTGATTATAACCTTTACCTTGGGAAGCTTGCTGCAAAATGTACTGCTTATCCAAACCTTGATGATGCTGAATTGCAAAACAGCTATGGTGTAATGGGTGCGGATGCACTGCTTAAAACCATGCTAACACCTGGGGAATATGCTGATTACTTGACAAAGGTTCAGGAAGTCAATGGTTTTGAAATAACCTTTGAAGATGCGGTTGATGAAGCAAAAAACTAATAAGTGAAGGTGATTTTGAAGCAAATATTGCTTATTATTGCCTTCACAAATTTCATTTACTTCCATCTCAATTTTTACAGCTTGATAGGCAGGAAAGGGCTTTTATTGTGGCTGCAATTCAAATAAAGATTGAAGAAGATAAGAAGCGGGAAAAACAAATAAAGAAACCTAAAAGAAGATAGCAGGATGGTTTATTGCAGTGACCATCCTGCTTTTCTTTGTAAAGGCAGGTGAGAACATGGCAACAATAAGAACTGCAATCCAAATTACTGATGGTATGTCACCAGCTTTTAGAAGTATGAACAAAGCAATGAATATTGTTTTGAACAGCTTTGAAGCACTTCAAACAGCTTCACATAATGCTGTTGATACCAGCAGTATTCAAAGAGCAAGGGAAGAATTGGCAAGGGCTGAAACATCCTTCAATGATGTTGAAAGAGAAATCAGGGAAGCCAATCTACAACAACAGCAATTTAATGAAAGTATTAGAAATGGTCAATCTGCTGCTGATGGGCTTCGTGGGAAAATCACACAAATTGCTGCTGCGGTTGGGGCTTATCTTGGTATAACAAAAACCCTTGATTTTGCTGATGAATTGACTTCCACAAAGGCAAGACTTGACCTAATGAATGATGGTTTACAAACTACTGCTGAACTTCAAAATATGATTTATGCTTCTGCACAAAGGTCAAGAACTTCTTATCTTGATACTGCCCAAGCGGTTGCAAAGCTTGGAATCTTGGCAAAAGATGCTTTTTCAAGTAATAAAGAAATGGTTGCTTTTGCTGAACAGATGAATAAACAGTTTAAAATTGGCGGTGCAAGCATCCAGGAACAAACTGCTGCAATGTATCAGTTGACCCAAGCAATGGCTGCTGGAAGGCTTCAGGGTGATGAATTCAGGTCAATCATGGAAAATGCACCTATGCTTGCCCAAGCAATTGCTAAATATACAGGAAAATCAATTGGTGAACTTCGTGAAATGTCAAGTGAAGGCTTGATTACTGCGGATGTTATTAAGAACGCAATGTTTGCATCAGCAGATGAAACGAACAAAAAGTTTGCTGAATTACCAATTACTTTTGGTCAGATATGGACTTCAATTAAAAATAAAGCAATAAAAGCCTTTGACCCTGTACTTACTAAAATCAGTGAAATAACACAAAATGATGACTTTGAAAAATTGACTAATAACATTGTTGGTGGAATTGTGATTGTGGCAAGTGCCGCTGCTTGGCTTTTTGAAATATTAACTTCAATTGCTGGTGTGATTTCAGACAATTGGTCATGGCTTGAACCTATTGTTTGGGGGCTTGTGGCTGCTTTCATTGCTTATAATGCAGTTTCATTTATAACTAATACAATCCTGGCTGTTCAGGGATTTATGGCAAAAGTAGCGGCAGCAGGGCAAATGATGCAAGCGGGTGCAACTTTCACAGCAACAGCAGCGCAATATGGACTTAATGCAGCTTTGTATGCTTGCCCATTAACTTGGATTATCATATTGATTATTGCTTTGATTGCTTTATTCTATGCGGCAGTTGCGGCAATCAATCATTTTGCTGGAACATCAGTAAGCGCAACAGGAATTATTGCTGGTGCTTTCATGGTTGCCCTTGCTTTTATCGGTAACTTATTTGTTGGTTTATGGAATTTAATTATTGATGTGGTGGCTGCTATTTGGAATGTAATTGCATCAGTTGCAGAATTTCTTGCCAATGTTTTCAATGACCCAATTAGTTCTATTGTTCGGTCGTTTGCTGGAATGGCTGATGCGGTTCTTGGAATTCTTCAAGGAATTGCTAAAGCTATTGATGCAATTTTTGGTTCTAACCTTGCTGGGGCTGTTAGTGGTTGGAGAAGTGGACTTCAGGGGGCTGTTAATGATTTAGTTGGTGAAGCTGAAATAAAAGTTCCAAGAATGGATACCAGTTCATTGTATATGAACAGGTTTGAATATGGTGCTGCTTGGGATACTGGTTATACAGCTGGTGAAAGTTTTGAAAAGAACTTTGACATTAGAAACATTCTTGGTGGTGCTGCAAATTCATTGGATGCTTATGAATTAGGTAATAATCTTGATGGCATTTATAAAGGTGTTGGTGATACAGCAGCCAATACAGCTTCAATGAAAGATTCAATGGATGTAACTACTGAAGAATTGAAATATATGCGTGATTTAGCAGAACAGGAAGTAATAAACCGCTTTACAACTGCTGAAATTAAAATTGACATGAACAATGAAAACCATATAAATTCAGAAATGGATTTGGATGGTGTTGTGACATACCTTGAAGAAAAGTTATATGAAACTATGCAAATTGCTGCGGAAGGGGTGCATGAGTAATGGCATACATTGTTTATTTGGATGGTGTTGCTTTACCCATCACACCTTCCAAAATACAAATGAAGATAAAAAATCAAAATAAAACTATAAACCTGATAAATGATGGTGAGGTTAATATATTAAAATCTGCTGGATTAACTGAAATTACTTTTGATGCAATTATTCCACAGGTTAAATATCCTTTTGCAGTTTATTCAAGTGGGTTTAAAAATGCGGAATTTTTCCTGAATAAATTTGAAAGCTTGAAAACCAGGAAAAAGCCATTTCAATTCATTTGTTCAAGAACTTCACCTTCGGGGAAGTTGTTTTTTGATACTAATATTAAAGTTTCTTTAGAAGATTACAAGATTGAAGAAAATGCTTCGGATGGTCAAGATTTAAGGGTTACAATTGCTTTAAAACAATATAAGGATTATGGAACAAAACTTGTAAATATAACAGTTAAACAAACAGCATCAACAACCACAAAAGCAACTGTAAAACCTTCAAGACCTGCTGAAACAGCACCGGCTTTAAAAACTTATACAGTAAAAAGTGGTGATACCCTTTGGGGAATAGCAAAGAAATGTTTAGGAAATGGCAGCAGATACACTGAAATATATAACTTGAATAAAAATAAAATCAAAAACCCTAACTTGATATATCCTGGTCAAGTATTAACTTTACCAAGTTAGGGGGTGTTTTATTTGATTGAACTTTTAATTCAGAACGGAAATAAAGTATATCAGCCAATAGTTGAAGAAGGAATCAAATGGGAAACAGAAAGGAAAGGTCAGCCTGGGAAGCTGACTTTTTCTATTGTAAAAGATTCTATCATTGATTTCCAGGAAGGAAATCCTGTCAGTTTTAAAGTTGATGGTGTAAAAGTTTTTTATGGTTTTGTATTTAAAAAGGACCGTGACAAGGGTAATCTTATCAATGTTACTGCTTATGACCAACTTCGATATTTTAAAAATAAAGACACCTATGTTTATTCAAATAAAACAGCAGGTGAGTTGATTCAAATGATTGCAGAAGATTTTAACCTGAATGTTGGTGTATTAGAAGATACAGGATTCAAAATTGCATCAAGGGTTGAAGATAATAAAAGCTTGTTTGATATTGTTCAAAATGCGCTGGATTTAACTTTGCAAAGTAAAAACAAATTATATGTATTGTTTGATGATTTTGGGAAATTGACTTTGAAAGATGTTGAATCAATGAAGTTAAATTTGATGATTGATGATGAAACAGGCGAAAATTTCAAATACACTTCATCCATTGATGGTGAAACATACAACAAAATTAAATTATCTTATGAAAATGAAAAAGCGGGAAAAAGAGAAATCTATATTTCCCAAGATTCAAGTAATATCAACAATTGGGGTGTATTGCAATACTTTGAAACTATTGATGACAAGGTGAATGGAAAAGCAAAGGCTGATGCTTTACTAAAATTATATAACAAAAAAACCCGCAATCTTACAATATCCAATGCGTTTGGTGATGTAAGGGTTAGGGCTGGATGTTCAATTCCAATAAAACTAAACCTTGGTGATATAAATGTTCAGAACTTCATGTTAGTTGAAAAAGTACAGCATACCTTTGATAATGATGAACACATGATGAATCTGACATTAAGAGGGGGTGGGTTCAGTGCCTAACTTGATTGAAATAATTAAACAAGCTGCGGTTGAAGCAGTAAAAGCATCAAACCCTTGTGCAATTATGTTTGGAAAAGTAATAAGTACATCTCCATTAAAAATAAATGTGGAACAACGTTTAACCTTGGATGAATCACACTTAATTTTGACATCTAATGTTAGGGATTACAAAACAAAAATTAGTTTTGATAATCCTGGAATTAAAAATATTGTTAAAAATTACAGCATGGATGATATTCCAGGAACTGATTACAAGCTTAGTTACCAACAGCCAATACAAAATGAAATTACTGTTTACAACGGGTTAAAAATGAATGAATCTGTTATGCTGCTTCAGATTCAAGGTGGTCAAAAATATATTGTTTTAGATAGGGTGGTGATTGAATGATTCCAGCAGTAAATGATGATTTACAAAGAGATTTTGAATTTGAAGAAGAAAGTTCAAACACTTATAAGATTAACCTTGATAAATCAATTATTGCTGGATATGTTGATGAACATGAAGCTATGGTTCAAGCAATTTATTTGATTCTAAACATAGAAAGATATGAACATTTGATTTATAGCTGGGATTATGGAATTGAATTGATAGATTTGTTTGGACAACCAATACCATTTGTTCTTCCTGAACTAAAAAGAAGGATAACTGAAGCCTTAATGCAGGATACAAGAATAACTGGTGTTGATAACTTTTCTTTTGAAACTAACAAAGGAAAAGTTCATGCAACATTCACTGTCAGCACAATATTTGGAAATATTGAAGCAGAAAAGGTGGTGACAATTTAATGTATGAAAAAATGACTTTTGAAGTAATCCTGCAAAGGATGCTTGGCCAAGTTCCAAACACAGTTGATAAACGTGAAGGTTCAATAATTTACAATGCACTTGCACCAGCGGCTGTTGAACTTCAAAACATGTATATTGAATTTGATTGGATTTTGAATCAATCTTTTGCTGATACAGCACAAAGGGATTATCTAATCAGACGGTGCGCTGAAAGAGGTATAATTCCTGAACCTGCAACCAAAGCAATTCTTCAAGGTAATTTTAATGTTGATATTCCAATTGGTTCAAGATTTTCACTTGATAATTTGAATTATAAAGCCATTGGAAAAATTGCAGATGGTGTATTCAAAATGGAATGTGAAACTGTTGGGAAAATTGGAAATCAAACACTTGGTACACTTATTCCAATTGATTATATTGAAGGTTTAACAAGTGCTAAATTAACTGCTGTTTTGATACCTGGTGAAGATGAAGAAGATACTGAAGTTTTAAGACAAAGATATTTGAACTCATTTAAAACAAACTCATACGGTGGAAACAAGCAGGATTATATTCAGAAAACAAATGCCATTCCAGGTGTTGGTTCAACAAAAGTAACCCCAATTTGGAAAGGGGGCGGTACTGTCAAGCTTACAATTCTTGATTCTGGTTTTAACAAGGCTTCAAGTGCCTTAATTGATACTGTTCAAAAAGCGATTGACCCAAGCAATTCACCAGGTCAAGGGCTTGGAATTGCACCAATTGGTCATATAGTAACTGTTGACACTGCAACCGAAGTAATAGTCAATATTACAACCACTGTCACATTGGACACTGGTTACACCTGGGGAATGGTTGAACCTGATGTTCTTGCTGCAATGAAAGCTTATATGTTGGAAATCAGAACTGATTGGGCAAACCAAAATCAAAGTTATGTCAGAATAGCGCAAATTGAAACCAGGATGCTTGCAATTAAAGGTATAATTGATATTTCAGGTACAAAGATAAATGGTTTAGCACAAAACCTGACATTAAATAATTATGAAATACCTGTATTGGGGGCGGTGATTGCATCATGAAAAGAACACCTGATTTAATTTCTTACCTTCCCCACGTTCTTCAGGTAGTAAGAGAATTTCAAGCAATAAGTAATGTTGAAAATCCTGAATTTCAGGTTGTGTTTGATACTTCAGAACAGGTTTTAAACAACTTGTTTATTCAAACTGGTGACCTTGATGGAATCAAGCGATATGAAAAAATATTAAAAATAAAACCATCAGAAAATGACACCCTGGAAACAAGAAGATTTAGGGTGTTATCAAGATGGAACGATAGGATTCCTTATACATGGAATTCACTTATTGAAAAACTCAATACCTTATGCGGAAAAGGCAATTACACAATTAATTTACAAAATGACATATACACTTTGAATATTGAAACACATTTAGGTGTATATGGAACAGTTGATGAATTGAATATTTTGCTTGATGGTATTATTCCATGCAACTTGATTATTATTGCCAACAATGTTTTATATGGTGGAAGTGAAATTCCGCTTTATTTTGGAAGTGCGATTTCAAGCGGTGTTCATTATATGTTATCTTCTGACTTTAATGGTCAGTATTCACTTGATGCAAGCTTGTTCAATGGTGCTGCTGTTTCTGAAGCAGCAGTTTATCAATTAACCAGTGACATGCAAACAACATTGAGTACAAGCGGAACGGTAACAAATACAAGTGTTCCTGTTGTTGGTTCACACATTGAATTATCATAAAAGAAAGGCGGTATATGAAAAATGGCAAGTTTTAATCCAACAATTATTACTTCAAAAGGTCATGCGCTCATGGCTAAAATTATGGCTGGTACAGCGACCCCAAAATTTAGCAAAGTTTCTGTTTCAGATTATCAATATGCAAGCGGAACAAATTATGAAGCCTTGACCAGTTTAAGCAGCATTAAACAGACTGCACTTGTTTCAGAAGTTTCAAAAATAAATAATGCTGCTGTCAAAGTAAGTGCTGCTTTAAGCAATGCGGATTTGGTTACAGGGTATTATTTAAGGAATATCGGTTTATATGCTATTGACCCACAAGAAGGTGAAATCCTTTATTCTATCACAACAGCAATTCAACCTGATTGGATTCCCCCAAACAGTGGAATTAGTGCTTCAAGCATCTTAATTGACTTGATAACAGTTGTTTCAAATGCTTCCAATGTTTCTGTTGATGTTGACCCAAATGCAACTGCAACAGTATCACAAATTCAAGCCTTGGAATCTAAAATTGCTGATGTAAAGGGCTTTGTTGGCTACAATGAAAATGATGTTTATGGTGTGGAAGTTGATTTTGAAAATAAGACTTTTACCAGGCTTGCTGGCGCAATTAATAAACTTCCTGGGGTTGATTTTAATGGAATCAATGCCTTTGGTGGAAGAAAAAGATGCAGCTTGACTGATGATGGAAAAGTTCTTGCTTATTATGGTGAACCAGGATACAGTGAAACTGGTGCAACAACAGTTGAAATTACAAAGAATTCAGTAACTTATCCAGTTGGAACAAAGGTTCAGTGCATGGTGGAACAGCCAAAATTCTATTATAAAGTTGTTCCAATTAAACTTTCACCAATTACTGATGGTATTGGCTATCATTTAAGAAAAGCAAGATATTATGTTTCTGATTATCCAAAACCAGGATTCAAGATTCACCCTGCGTTTGTCAGAAACGGTGTTGAAAAATCTAAAATTTATCTTCCCGCTTATGAAGCTTCAATCTTTGATGTTTCAGCAAATGCTTATTTATTAGCTGATGAACAGGTTGCAGACTTCACAGTTGGAACAGGTGATAAACTTTGTTCGATTGCCAATGCAAAACCAGCAAGCGGTTTGACACAAAACTTGACCAGGGCAAATATGAGAAAGCTTGCAAATAACAGGGGTGCTGGATGGCAACAGAAAGATGTTTTATGTGTTTCAGCAACTCAAATGCTATTTATGATTGAATATGCGGCTTTGAACATGCAAACAGCCATTGGTGCAGGTGTTACCAATAAAGTTGATGATGCTGCATCAAACATGGCTGAACTTACTGGTGCAACAGCAAACCTTGGTAATGCTTCAGGTGCGGTTACAAATACAAATGGTTGGACTGTTATTTCTTACAGAGGTGAAGAAAACTTCTTCGGTAACAATTGGAAGTGGGTTGACGGTTTGAATATAGAATGTAACAACCTGCATTATGCTTGGTATGCTGACAACAGCTTTGCGGATGATATAAAAACAGCACCTTACAAAAATGCAGGTTTTACTTTGGCAAAGGCAAATGGTTATGTTTCAGCCTTTGGTTGGTCAGAAACTTGTGATTTCTTGTTCTTACCTACTGAAGTGCTTGGAACTTCTGCTTTACCTGTTGGGGATTACTTCTATCAAAATGCAGCTTATGGAGGTTTCTTGGTCGCTCGATTGGGCGGTGATTGGAATAGTGGCTCGGGCGCTGGTGGTTTCTATTGGAATGTGGGTAATGCTTCTTCTCTTCGGACTCGGGATATCGGCGGCGGGGCGGTGTATGTTCCAGCGGCTTGATGAAGTAATTTAAAACTCAATATACGGGCAAACAGATTATGCAATATGGTTAAACAAAAGAAGTTTCACCAGTTTCTTAGTCACTCAATTAGGCAGTAATTGGAATAATGGCTCGAACACTGGTAGTTTCTATTGGAATGTGAATAATGCTTCTTCTAATCGGAATCGGAATATCAGCAGCAGGGCAGTAAATGCACTTAAACAAAAAAACCCTGTTAAAATCATGTTTGCCCTGCCTCTTGGCAAAACATAAAAATTATCTAAACCTGTATTGGTAGGTTTGAAAATTAACTTTCAAAACCGTTTGAAGATTCGGGGTTAGTGCATACAACAATGAGGGGTAATCTATGAAAAGATATGGTAATTTATACAGCAAAATTTATGATATGAATAATTTAAAATTTGCCCACAGAAACGCAAGAAAAGGGAAGGGATGGTATAAAGAAGTAAAAATGGTTGATGCAGATGAAGAATATTATTTGAAGTTGCTTCAAGAAATGCTCATAAATAAAACATATAAAACTTCTGAATACGAAACCTTTCTTAAAAAGGAGGGCTTGAAAGAACGTGAAATTTATAAGTTACCATACTTCCCTGATAGGATTTGTCAATGGGCAATTATGCAAGTTATTGAACCTATTCTGATAAATAACTTTACCAAAGACACCTATTCAGCCATTCCAGGCAGAGGAATTCACCTTGTAAAGAAGCGGCTGATTAAAGCAATTCAAAATGATGTTCCTGGTACACAATATACTTTGAAGCTTGATGTAAAAAAATATTATCCAAGTATAAACCATGATATTTTAAAAGCCAAGTATAGGCGAATTTTTAAAGATGATAACCTTCTTTGGTTACTTGATGAAATTATTGATTCCACACCTAGTGATACAGGAATTCCTATTGGGAACTATCTTTCACAGTACAGCGGTAATTTTTATCTTTCATCTTTTGACCACTGGATTAAAGAAGTCAAAAAGGTGAAGTATTATTTTAGGTATATGGATGACATTGTTATCTTTGGAAGAACCAAAGAAGAACTGCATCAACTAAAACATGATATTGAAGAATACTTAATGAATGAACTGAAGTTGACTATTAAGGAAAATTGGCAGGTGTTCCCCACTTTTGTAAGGGGTGTTGATTATGTAGGATACAGAACCTTTTTAAACTATTCTCTATTAAGAAAATCAACATGTAAAGCTTTCAAGCGCAAAATGCTTAATATTAGGAAGAAGTGCTTAAATGGTAAAGGTATGACATTTTCTGAATGGTGTTCAATCAATTCTTATAAGGGATGGTTGATGTGGTGTGATAGTTATAGGCTTACTGAAAAATATATTGCACCAATTCAGTCTTTTGCAGATGATTACTATAAACATAAAATTAAAAGAAAGGTGGATTAAAAATGGTCAATTATGGAACTGTAAAAAGTACAGTAAAACCAAGTGAACTTGTAATTGATGAATTCAATGTTTGGGTTCATACCAATATCATTGAAGTAAGTGAAAATATTGGTGGAGAAAATGAATTTATTGGCTTCCAATTTGATTGTGTTCAGTATGGTAAAGATGAATATATTAAGTTGATGTCAAAAAAGAATCAAAGCTTGGAACAGCAAATAACAGATGCACAACTTGCCCTGGTTGAATTATATGAGAGGATGGTGGTATAAATGGCAAAGATTTATGCTGATTTAATCAGAAAAGGACTAAAAACCATTGATGATGTGCCTGAAAGAATTAGGGCTGAAGTTCAAGCAATTTTGGATAGTGAATCCAATGCTTAAACTTTTATTATTTTTTATGAGAAAGGATGTAGATATGATGGCAATTATCTATGCAACTTTGATTGTTAAGGGTAAGAAAACTTTTACTGAAGTTCCTGACAAAATCAAAGAGCAGGTAAGACAGGTTTTAATTGACCTGGAATGTGAAGAATTGGCTGCTTAATAACAGATTCTTCAAACCCCCTTGCAGTTATATGTGAGGGGTATTTTTTATTTTGGAAGGATGGTGGTGTGATGACAGTTGAAGTTGCACTTTTAATTTCAGGTATTTCAGTTGCATTTGGAATTTATGCTGGTGTTGCAAACCTCAAAAGAAACCAAAAATTTGATGATAAAAAAGATGCCACTGAAATGACCACAGTTATTGTGAAACTTGAAAATATCGGCAATGGCATCACTGAAATCAAAAGCGAAATGTCAAATGTTAAAAATGACATTAAAGAGGATAGGGAAAGAATTATCAGGGTTGAAGAATCTGCAAAACAGGCGCACAAAAGGCTTGATTCCCTTGAAAAATATAAAAAACTTGGTGATTCA